CACCAGAGCCCGCCCACTGCAAAAAGTGTGCAGCCCAGCGTGCGCCATGGAGCTAGCGCGCCAGCAGGCTACCAAGAAAGCGGCCAAGGTCCAAGCCGCTGAACGCAAGGCCACCCGCGAAAAACTAGATGCAATGCGGACGAAGCCTCAACTGGTCAAGCTGGCCCAGACTGCTTTTAATAGATTCATCCGGGCGCGGGACGCTGATCGTGAGTGCATATCCTGCGGGACACCCTTGCAAGGCGCACAGGTGGGGGGCGCGTTCGACTGTGGCCACTACAGGAGCGTAGGGAGCGCAGTCCACCTGCGGTTTGTCGAGGATAACGCCCACGGCCAGTGCAAGCACTGTAATTCGCACTTAGCCGGAAACCACGTCGCCTACCGGCAGGGCTTGATCGCCCGCATTGGCCAGCGCGCCGTGGAATTGATCGAAGCAGACAGCACCCTGCGCAAGTACACCAAAGAGGGATTGATTGAGATCGCGCGCCACTACCGCGCGGAAGCCAAAAAACTCCAAAAAGCGAGGGATGCCCTATGAAATGTCCAATTTGCGACGCCGCTACGGTGGTCAAAGACACCCGGCAGAAGCCCGGAAGCGGCACGTATCGACGCCATGAGTGCGAAAGGAAGCACCGGTTCAACACCAGGGAAACGCCTACTCAAACCCCGCAAAAAACTGCAAAGCAAGTCGTGCAACGCATAAATCTTTCCGATGCCGTGGACGACCTGGCCCCAGCGCCGCCCCCGTGTTTCAAAAATCGAATGGACTGGACCGAGTACCTTAAATCGTGCGCTGCAAGTCAAAACGACGGCGAGAGCCAAAAAGTAATTTTTGTGAAAAACGGGAATCCACTTTTCAATTACGACTTCAATATTTGCGCCGACTGCTCGCCGGTCTACAGCCTGGCTATGACCCAGGCGGGCCGGTGCCATCCCAATGCCCTCAAGGCCCAAGCACCCAAGGAATGCACGGCATGACGATAAAACTTCAGGGCACTATCGCCATCATAAAAACCGTCATCGAAAGCATTGGCCCGGCCACCGCCCGCGAGATTGAAACGCACCCGGAGGTGGTGGCCGCCTGTAGGTCATCCAAAGCCAAGGCGCGGAGATTGATTGAGCGATTGCTCGCCCAAGGGCACATCGTGAGCGACCAGGCCGCTCAGCAGCCGCGATTCTCAGTCCAGCAATGCAATAAGGGGGTGCAGCCGGTAATGCAGACACATGGATTGTTGACTGTAGCCTACTACCGGAAAAACCCAATGAACGAGTTTTCCGTGCAACAACACTATGCACTTGAAGAGTGACATTGAAAGCCGCCAACCGAGGCGGTTTTAGAGCGACTGCTTGCCATCAGGAGCGATCAGTCGGCACAGCGTCCAAAGTTTTGGGTGTAGGCGTGCTGCTCCAGGGTTGTAGCCCCGCTGCCAGCGCAGCACACGCTAGCGCCACAGTCCGCCGGGGCTTGCCGGTGGGGGAGATATGCCGCGCGTATGTGGCGCGCGATATGCCCAAGGCTTTTTCAGCGTCGCCGTTTGATAGCTGCATGTGCGCCTGCCAGGCGCGGAGTTCGTCTGCTGTCACAGGTATCGCACGCGCACCGGGTGCAAAGCGCCATGCAATACCTCAAACGCTGTAACCGTGTCCCCCATGTGCTGCACTTTGTCAGTAGGAGCTACGTTACCCCAGCCGTAGTGTTTTGCGGTTTTGTCAAAATCTGCACGTGAGTAATACACATCAGCAGGCCCCGAGTTTTCATCGCCGCGATCGTTGACCCGCTGGCGATAGTCAGAGTACGACTTAACAATCATTTTTGGTGTTGTGCGAATTGCCATTTTTATTTCCCTTCTGTTTTTTCCCGGTGCCGCCGGGCCGGTGTGCTAACTGCACTGGGTAACCCTGACTTGCAGGGCTACACGGTGGAGTCAGGCAGTGTTAATTCCAATCTTGTGAACGATTAGAGACGCTGCTAAACTTTTTGCCAGCGCATCAAGCCAGTCCGGCATGATGTGATCGGGTGCAGTTAGTGACACAACGCACCAGGGCACTTTCAATTTCAAAAATTGAGGTGTCACCCCAGAAAACTCGGTGCCATCGGCTATTTGCGAAAAAAGCGGAACTGACGCCCGGCTGTGCATACACACTGCGAGCCGCGCAATTTCTACACCCTCGTCGTAAAGTGAAAAAGCAGCTCTCTTATTGCCGATTTCGCCGGAAATCGTGTACCCCGTGCCTGCACGAGCTGACGCCACTTTCCCAGACTGTATCGGCACGATCACCCTCTCATAGATGCTGCCTATTTCAACCGGCTCGACTTCTGCCACGTCGAACCAATTTTCGTAAGCGTCCGATAAACAAAGGTGGCTGATGATCATGCCAAGTCCAGTTCTGATTGACCGTCCCAAATTTTGTTAAGCGCCCTGTCGAGCCGATCACTAAAATCCAACTCCTGGCTAAACGATGTCGCGTAGACCATCGCGATGTCTTCCCGGCTGACATCACAGCCGTCGATCTTTGCTGCAAGCAGCTTAGACCAAGAGCCGTAGTCGTCATAGTCTTCCGGCTCGCCAAGAGCTACAGTAATTTTGGCGATAGTTTTCTTGACTGGTTTTTCGTCAACGAAAAAAAATTCAACTAGGTTGATGTAGCCAATTTTTACGTGGGACATGATTTTTTCCAACCCCTGTAACCCGAGGCGCGGTGGGCTTGCGTTATTGCTTGCCCATGGCTGTAGTATAGTCTCAAAATGAGACTTTTAATGCAAAAGAAAAACAATATTTTTATTGAGAACTTATATCAATAGGAAAAAGCTATCTAACAAAAGATCGCACAAAAGCGCGAATCTTGACTCCGACACAAACGGAAGGAAAGTAGTGGCTCTTACCCGCAAGGGGATCATGGAGTCCGGTAAATGGCAGGTTCGCGCAAGAGTGCGGCAACAGCAGAGGCAGTCCCAAAGCGCATGCGCGCAGATTGGGATGCTATTGAGCGCGACTACCGCACAGACAAGTTCACCTTGCGTGAGCTTGCGGCCAAATTCGGTGTTTCGCACCAAGCCATTGCAACTCGGGCAAAGAAGCGCGCATGGACTCAAGACCTATCCCTGGCAATTAAGCAGGCGACAAATGCGTTGTTGGTTGACGAGTTAGTTGCCAAAGAAGTTGACAAAAATGGACAAGCGGTTGCCAACACGGTTTTAGCAGCAGCCGAACTCAATTCCCGCATCATTCAAGGCCATAGAACACGCCTTGCAGCCCTTCACGACGCAGTAGTGACGGCTAAGCACAAGCTAATGGTCCTAGGCGATTCTGTGGCCGATATTCGAGAGGCCGCGACATTTGTCCAGGCAGTCGGAAACTTAGCCACTGCGACAAAGACATTGATCGAGCAGGAGCGTAAGGCGCACAACCTAGACGACGAACCAGAAGGAAACCCGGCCAAGCAAAAGCACCTCACTGTTGAGTTTGTGGAGGCAAGCCAGCGGTGACATCAATCAAAGCCCAATTCCCGGCCAAGCTGCGCCCACTTTTTGTGTCCAAGCGGTACAAAGTGATGCACGGCGGTCGAGGTGGCGGCAAGTCTTGGGCCGTGGCACGCGCTTTGATCATCAAGGTCGCAGATGAGGGCCTGCGCGTGCTGTGCGCCCGTGAAGTCCAGAAATCCATGAAGGAGTCGGTACACCGGCTTTTGAAAGACCAAATCACGGCGCTGGGATTGGATTCTGACTTTGAGGTGCTGGAGACCGAGATCCGCTGCGTGAACGGCGGCGGCTTTGTTTTCACCGGCTTGCAAAGCCACACAGTGGACTCAATCAAGTCTTTTGAGGCCGTCGATATTGTCTGGGTAGAGGAAGCCCACGGCGTCAGTAAAAAGAGCTGGGACACGCTGATACCGACGATTCGCAAGCCGGATTCTGAAATCTGGCTGACCCTGAATCCAGACATGGACACGGACGAGACTTATGTCCGGTTCATTGCGGCACCGAGCGATGACACGTGGATTGTCGAGGTCAATTGGCGCGATAACCCATGGTTCCCCCAAGTTCTGGAAGACGAGCGCCAAAAGGCCCAACGCATTGACCCGGACGGCTACCAGCACATATGGGAAGGCAAACCTCGACGAGTAGCGGAAGGCGCGATTTACCGGCATGAGATTGACGCACTCTTTACTGATGGTCGCGTCTGTGATGTCCCGTATGACCCACTGCTTCCGGTTCACACAGTTTGGGACCTTGGCTGGAACGATGCCATGTGCATCATCATGTTTCAAGTCAGCGCAATGGGCATTCGCATCCTGGACTACATCGAGGACAGCAACCGCACCTATGCCTGGTATGTGGGCGAGCTTGAGAAACGCCAGTACCGCTGGGGCACCGACTTTCTGCCGCATGACGGCGCAGCCTGCAACCCGCAGACCGGTATCAGCTCAATCCAGACGCTAAAGAACCTTGGTCGCAACGTGGCCGACCCGCTGCCAGCAATGGACGTGGAAGAAGGCATCAAGCAAGCCAGGATGATTTTCCCGCGCTGCTACTTCGACCGGCGCAAAACACCGCGCCTAGTCGAGTGCTTGAAGCGATATCGGCGCGCCATCAATCAGCGCACTAACGAGGCAACCGGCCCGCTGCACGACGAATTCAGTCACGGTGCCGACGCATTCCGCTATCTGGGAATGGCCGTTCCGCTGGCAAGCAACAGCCTGCAATCCGAATCAATCCACCAATTCGCAAACCGTCAACGCGACGGCTGGAGGTAAACGCATGAGAAAAACAACTATTGTAAACAGCGCGGGCCAGTGCTTGATCGAGTGGGCAGGCCCTGACGCTTGGAAAACCTTCAAAGCAGGCGGCTTCATTGCGTCGCTGGAATGGACAGTGCTGCCAGGCAACGGCAAAACCCAGCGGGTGTGCATCATCGGGCGGCCACGCGAGGGCTTGATTTTGAACGCACACGCCGGGACGATGCAAAGTGGCTACACACCACGCCTTTACCGCGAGGCTGACAGACCCTTTATCTTGTCGTTTGACAAGGACGACAAGCCCACAGGCTCATGCACCCGCGATTTTGTACATGACGCCGTGCAATCGGTGCAGCTAATGGGCTATGCCGCAGACGACCGGACGGCGGTCAAGCACTACATCGACCTGGTGCTCAAAGCCATGATCGAGATGGTCTATCAACCCGCTGCAAAGCCCGAGGTGCGCAAAAACATCGTTCGAGGCGCAACCCCGATCTTCGAGGTAACGGCCAAGCGCAACGGCCAGACCCTGGAGGCCGCGGTATGAAGCACGCCGGACTGTCAGAAATGCAGACAAAAACGCCGGACGACCGGCACAAGAAGCTTAAGCAGATGTACCTGGAAGAGCTTGACCGCCAGCACTTCAACCGCCAAGAGCGCGCAAAGTGGGTCAGGTACTTCAACAACGACCAATTCACCGCCGAGCGGCGCAAGAAAATGGAGGCGGTGGGCCTGTCGCCTGCTTCGTCCAACATGATCAAACCGATCATCGAGTATTTAAAGGGCACCGAGCGCCGAGGCCGCATCGACTTTACTGTCTCACCCCGCACCGACTCAAAAAGCGCACGGGAAAGCGCACAAAGCAAGCAGGAGATGATGAAGTGGCTGGACTACAGCAATCAGGCAGGATTTGAGCGCAGTCTGGCCAGCGACCAGGCATTCATCACCGGCTTGGGATGGCTTGAAATTGGCGTACGGCAGGACAAGCAAGGCCCCAAGGTCGTCAAGATGGCCGAGGACTGGCGCAACATGCTCCACGACTCACGCGGTTTGTCAATGGATAGCGAAGACTGGCGCTACATATTCCGCACCAAAGTAGTTGACTTGGACGTGGCAAAAGCTATTTTCCCGAACAAGGCCGTCCAGCTTGAAAAAGTAGCGCAGACCGGCTCGGGCGCTCACCTGATGGGTGACTGGAGCGGGTCAAGCATGGTCATTGGTGCGGCCGAAGTGGCGTCAAGCGAGGCTTCAACCTACTTTTTAGGCACAGACCTTTTTTCTACCCGTGACCGGGTGATGCTAGTCGAAGCCTGGACGCGTGATCCAGTTCGCAGAACAGACAAGCACAGCGGTGGCGTGACGGACCCAGTGAGCTGGGAAATCAACTGCACGATCATGACGGCAGATGACATCCTGGTGGAGAGCAAATCCCCGTACAACCATGGGCGTTTTCCGTTCATTCCGATTTGGTGCTACCGCGACATCGACACTTTCCTGCCGTACTGCCCAATCCGCGACTTGATTGATGTTCAGGACAGCCTGAACTCCAATTTGATCCGGGCAAAGTTTCTGAGCCACGTCAATCAAATCATGATTGAAAAGGGTGCTCTTGGGGATATGTCGCTGGAGCAAATTCAAACCGAAATGCGCGACCCAATGGGCCTGATGGTGTTTGCAGATGGCGCGGTATCAGGCAAAAAGGTTGTGAAGATTGACCACACCGGCGACGTGCAGAAGATGATGCTGCTGGCGGCGCAGGACAAAGAGACGATGCACCAAATGAGCGGCATCACCCCCGAAAACCGCGAAACATCCAACGACCAATTAAGCGGCAAGTCGAGGGCGCTGAAAGCCGACCAAGGCGCACTGCTGACCACCTCCATGTTTGACAATTTGCTACGTGCGCGGCAAATGGAGGGCGTCATTGAGCTAAGCATGTGCGAGCAGTTCATGGTTGCGGAGATTTCGATCCCCACCGAAGGCAAGGGCCCAGCACGCAAATTCACCACGCTGAACAAATACGACCCAGTGCAGGGGCGATTTATCAACGACGTGGCAGCCGAGGAAAGTGAATTCCAAGTGGGTGAGCAGGCCTGGAAGCAGTCGCACGCCGAAGCCATGTACGACTCGCTCATGGTTGTTCTAGGCCAACTGGCAGGACCAGCGCCTGAGGTCGTTGTTGCGCTGCTTGACGTGGTTTTTGAGATGCACCCGACCCTACCTAACAAAACCAAGGTGTTGCAGCGCGTTCGGTCGGTGACTGGCATGCGGGACGAAGACGCCGAGATGACGCCCGAAGAGCAGGCGGCGCAGCAGCAGCAGCAGGCAGTCCAAAAAGCGCAGTTTGACGCTCAAATGGCCCAACTCCAAGCCACCATCCGCGAAGCCCAAGCCAGGGGCGAGAAGTTGGAAGCCGACGCAATGGCGAAACGACTCGAATCCCTGTATATGGCTGCCCAAGGCGCGCAGGTGCTGGCACTGGCCCCGCAGATCACACCCGTGGCCGATGAACTACTCAGGTCCGCCGGATTCGTGGATATGGGCGGCGCTGGTGTGATTGACGCCAGCGCAATGCCTCAAGGCATGCAGCAATTGCCCGAACTGCAACAGGCTGACGGCGTGATGGCAGGCATTGAAACGCCCGTGGCTGACGGCGTAGACCCTTCATTTAACCAAGCAGGAGTATCTGTATGACCGACCAAACCATTGAGCAAGAGATTCAAGCCAAGGGCAAGACAGCGCCGCGTGTGACGCCGGCCAACATCGAGGCGAACATCGCCAGCGAGCATTACTTCACAGCAAACGATGGCGTGATGCGAGTAAAGGGTGAGCGCGCAACAAGTCCTTATGACGAAGTGCCAATTTCACTTTCTCTTCTTACTTTCTGCGTCGTGGTGCTGCGCAACGGCTTCACCGTGACCGGCGAGTCAGCCTGCGCAAGCCCTGAAAACTTCGACGCCGAGATTGGCCGCAAGATCGCGCGCGCCAACGCCGTCGCCAAGATTTGGCCACTCATGGGCTACGAACTGCGCTCACAACTGCAAAACCGTTAAACCAGGAGTATCGGCATGAAAAAACCTACGACCATTCCCCCAAGTAACGATTGGGAAGTCGAAGACGCATTGCGTATATGCATGCGCTACAAGGAAATTGAGAAAGACACAAAGCTCATGGCCAGGGTGCGCAAGCTGGCCGAGGAAAAGATGAAGGCGGCTGCCTACATTGCGACTGATACCGACGATTAACCAACCCCTAACCATTCACAGGAGAAAAAGCATGTTTGGAATTCTTGAATCTTTGACTAAAGCAGCAGTAGGCGTAGTCACCTTGCCCGTGGCAGTTGTTGCTGATGTTGTGACTTTGGGCGGCGCACTGACTGAAAAAGAAGAACCCTACACCGCCAGGGCTGCCAGCGACGTGCTCAAAAACCTGAGCAACGCAGCTAAACCCGATTAATTTGCCAACCATTCACAGGAGCGAATATGAAACTCAAATTAAACCAACATACACCCGAGCAAATTAAAGAAATCTGCGATGGACTTATGGAGCGTGCAAAAGAGCGAATGCTGCCTCAAGGCTATCGATTGGTGTCAACAGGTCACAAAGGCTGGCAAGTTTGCTTGGCAAAAAACACACAGTATGAAGGCGAAGACATGGTTCACGTTGTGGACCCTTTGATGAACATGCAAACATATTACACACCTTCTGAGTTTGAAGAGTTTTATTCAGAAGTAACCACAGCCTAAGCATTACAGGAGCAAATATGACCCTCACAGCAGCAGAACTTGACGCCCAGGCCGACGCGGCTCTGGAACAAATGGAAGCCACCGGCTGGAAAACACCAGGCGAGCCCGCCGTGGCGGATCCTGCAAACAGCGACACCGCCGAAAATCCCACAGACGACCAGGCGCCAGCACAAGATGGCCAATCTGCACAAGCCAAACCGGATGACGATGCAGTCAATCTGGAAGCTCTGGCCGCGATTGCCAACGACGAGCCGGTATTGGGCGCTGACCCACTGCAATTCAATGCCCAGGTGCCAGCAGACTACCGAACGGCCCGAGCCGCATTGCTATCTGAGAAAGCAGATGCTATGGCAAAGCTCCTGGAAGGGGAGCTTGATGCGGCCTCTTATTCGGAGGTAGAAACCCGCGTCATGGAAGCCTTGGAAGACCTGAGCGCTCAGCGAATCCGGGCCGAAACCCTGATTGAGGCTAATGCACAAACTGCCGCCAGCTCGCAGCAGGCAGCTATCAGCGCCCTGATTGTGCGGGCAAAGGACGAAGTGGCTTACGCCACCGACCCCAAGGCGCAGAAGCGTTTTGACGTGGAGCTGAGATTGCAATTGGAGAACCCGGCAAACGCTGGCAAGCCCTTTGCCCATGCCGTGAACGAAGCGCACAAAATGGTGCTAACTACGCTTGGCCGTACTCAACCTCCCCCCCCAAATACGCCGCCAAAACGCGAAGTGCCAACAGTGCCGGTAACGCTCGGCGGGCTACCTAATGCCGGTACATTGGGCGAAAAAACAGTTACGCAAGTTTTGTCAGGGCTTTCCGGCCCGGATTTTGATAAGGCTTTTGATGCATTGCCCAAAGACCAACAGCAGCGATTTTTGAAGCAAGCATGAAAAACTCGACTGAGTTAGGGCACATGATCAAGGAGCTTCGCCCCGGCGAAGTGCTGACTTTTGAAATACCTCAAAGTTTTTTGGCGCAAAACCTTGACTCCGAGGCGTTTCATATCACAGTAAGGCATGAAATAAAACGCGGCCGGTCGTGTCGCCTGGTGATTCAGGCACCAAAGGCCGTAGTAATTTCAAAACCCTGACGCTGGGTTTTAGCGTCTGGCTCGCAGGAGTGAGCAATTGTTTTTAAGGACAAAACAATGGCTACTCCGTACAGCACGCCCGTGCTTCCCACCGATCCCACCGCTCGAAAGGCGTGGGCTCGCAGTGTCGCAAAACAAGGGCAAAACGAGCAATATTTCGCCAAGATGATTGGCGGCGAAGGCACCAAGGCTATCGGCGTGATGCGCGACGAAGTGAAATCAGGCTCTGGTGATGAAATCACCACCTTGATTACCGTCAAGCTGACCGGCGCACCTAAGGTGAATTCTGAGCGCCTGGAAGGCACTGAGCAGCGTATTTCTCAGTTCGCCACCACCATCAAGATCGGCCTCATGCGCGAAGGCGTGAACATTGGCAGCCTGATGGACGAGCAGCGCACCGGCCAGCAACTCGGCGAGATCGGCCGCAACGCTTTGGGCGACTGGTACAAAGAGTACCTAGAGCAATTCATCCACTGCCACATTGCCGGCACAGTCGGTAGCTCTGACGGTTTCACCAACGTCAAGGACGAGGACGGCAACTTCAAGAAGATTGCCAACGACCTGGTTGCATTCGATGACGTACACCGCATCATCGGCGGCGACGGCGCGGCTACTCAGGCCAACCTGACTGGCAACAACAAGTTCCAACTGCAGACTGTCATGCGTCACGTCAAAGTGAAGCTGTCAAAGCAATGGGGCGGAAAAAACAAGGCTTCGCGCATTGAGCCGGGCGACATCGGTGGCGGCAAACGCGGCTACCTGATTTGCTTGCCGCCCGAAGTCATGGCCGACCTGAAAACGGAAATTGGCGAGAACGGCTGGGTGTCTTGGCAACAGTCTTTGGTGCGCCACATGGGCAGGAACGCTGGCCCATTCGTTGAGGGTGGCGGCGGTCTGTACGACGGCAAATACCTGATCGAGGAAACGCCTTACGGCACCTACATCCCAGGCTTTGGCTCGGGTGGCGCTGTGACGGCTGCCCGCTCTTTTGTGCTGGGTGCTGGCTCTTTTGCCATGGCTCAAGGCCGCAAGGGCTTGAAAGACAACATGGCTATCGAGTTGGAAGAAGACACCAACGACCGTGGCCACGAGCGCGTCATCCACATGAAAGCTGTATTTGACGTTAAAGCCGTTCAGTACAACGACATGCGCCATGCATCCCTCGCAATTGACACCGCGTTCACCCCATCGGCTGATGGCCAATACTAAGGAGTAAAAACCATGGCGCTTTTTCAAACGCAAACCGCAAAAAACAGCAAGGTTCCGACCTTGCTTTCTGGCACCAACGCCAGCTTGATCATCAAAGACTTCACCGTGCCCACGGGTGCGGCTGTCAATGATGTGGTCGAGTTTGGCGCGCTGCCCCATAAATCCCGCGTGGTTGATGTGGCTGTGTTCCAGGACGGTGTGGGTACAAGCTGCACCTGTGACGTGGGCACGATCAGCGGCGTGTATGGCGAGGCTTCGGCATCGCGCACATGCGGCAACGAGTTCTATGCCGCCCTGGCCATTGCAACCGCTGGCACTTCGGCCCAACCAACAAAGAACTTGATGGCCCTCGCGCCTTCTGAGTCTGCCGTTGGTTTTGGCCTGAAGTTCACAGGTGCTGCGCCTACTGCCGGCAAGAAAATCACCATTGCCTTGACGCTCGGCAGCGCCAGCATCTGAGCATGCCCAAAGGCTACCCCAAAGCCAAGCAGATAGTCGTCGTTCAGGAGCCGCCTTTGGGTGAGCCTCAGAGCGACGACCGCATGCTGTCTGACTACCCCATGGCCGACCGTGAGAACGCCGACCGGATTGAGAATCGGCGTGCTCTGGTGCAATTGGGGCAGCAGTACGGCATGTTGATTTGCCAGATGATGGCTTGGCCAATGGACAAGCTGCGCCAGCAAATCAAATACGCACAGACGCAAAAAGTCATGGACGAATGGAATGAGCTGCAAGAAAGCGCGGTATGACATTGGAGGCGCTTTACCCCTATGTTGCGCCGCACGTGATGGGGTGCCCTGTTCCCGTGATGGAGCACAACATCCGTTTGTCGGCCATTGAGTTTTGCGACAAGACGCGCTGGCACCAAGAAGAAGTCCCTGCGGCCCGAGTAGGCACTACCGGCCTTTATGAACTTGACCCCGACACTGGCCTTGAAGTGCTGCGTATTGCGTCTGTGACCGTTAACGGCACTCGCTACGACTCAAAAACCAAAACTGCCGGCCTGCGCTTCATTGCCGCTGAGTCGATTGAAAAATTTTTTGTTGTGATCGATGGTGTGCAAATCCGCATCAACCCAGCACCCGTGGCAACGGACACGATTCAAGTTATGGCAGCGCTGCGGCCAACGATTGACGCCGCCACTTTGAGCAGCTACCTTGATGAGTGGCGCGAAGGCATTGCAGGCGGCGCGATTGCACGCATTGCGGCCATGCCCAAGCAGGCATTCACAGACCCCGACTTAGCCGCGTACCAAAAAGGGATTTTTAAAGACGCTGTGCAGAGCGCATTGATCAAACAGGGCTTTGGGTCATCCGAAGCAGCGCCAAGCCGACAAATTCAGACGTTTTGAGGTGATCAATGGCAACCTCACTGCAAGCCAAGGGTCCGCAAGGCTCACCAATTGACCTGAGAGCTACGCCTGACGGCCAGTTGATCGTCAACGTAGGCGACATTGACCGCGAACTTGTCGCAACGCGCTACACATGCAAACAGCAATTTACCGGCGCGTCGTTGGGTGATGTCATCCGGCAAACCGTGGCCCTGGACATAGCTGGCGAGAGCATGACCGTGGTTTCTGTGTTGTGGGAAAACGAGTCCAGTAACTCAATAATTTCTGCCCCACCATCCGTCAGTGTGTACCTAGAAGAAATCAGGGTCAATAACGCGCTGACGCTTTCGCAAATGCTAAGCCTTGGCTTGGCCACGGCCAGCAACCAAGTGGCACAGATTGGCTACCTAGCCGACCTGGCCGATGGAAACGACCGTTTTGGCAGCTACAAGTTTGCGCAAAGCGAAGAGATTGGCGACACAGCCTACATTCTGAAAACCAATGGCAGCGCCTGGCTGATGCTGCGTCTAGTTAGCACGCTGACTAGCGATGTTGCTGGGTATGCGAGCGCAGTCAACAACGCCAGCGTATCAATCACTAATGCGTGGTCGCAGCGCGAAATGTTGGCCTATGGGCCTATTGGGGGCGTGTAAATGGCAGCAATCACATCAGCGCAATCAGGACTTAGAACATCACCAAGCACGTGGGTTGGCGGTGTAGTTCCCGGAATTGCAGATACAGTAACTATTGCGGCTGGTCACGTCATTACGAATGAAGGCGATTGGATTACTGGTGGCGATACTGCTGGTGGCTTTGTTGTTCGCGGCACTGTGAAAGCCTCCCGCACTGTTAATTCATCGCTGACCGTGCGAGCAAACATCAACTTGGCGCAAGCTGGCGCTGTTATGGATTTCGGCACAAATAGCGACCCCATTCCGCAGGGTGTTACCGCTGAACTCGTCGTTAACGCAAGCGCGACCCCAGCAAACAACAAATACCAGATCATACAAACGGTAAACGGCGTTTCTTACCGTTTATGCGGCGCACCAAAAACCCGCAATGCATTCCTGACCGCCCCTGTGACTGCTGGCGCTACGTCTATCCAGGTCACGGACGCATCTGGCTGGGTGGTGGGTGATAGCCTGTTTTTGGAGCAGCCGACAAATGACGTGAATCAAGTTCAAACGGTCACAGTTACTTCTGCACCTGTTTTTGTTGGCACTCATTGGACCGTGGGAGTTTCTGCGATCACGCTAGCCCGCGTGTCTGGCCTTGCAGTCAGCAACATCAGGTGCAACTTGCTTATTCGCTCTCAAATGGATAACTTGGTTTCAACTCATTATTTACAGGTTTCTTCGACCGCAGAACCAAACGGACTTGTCGAAGTCAGAAACTGCGAAATTCGGAATATTGGTTATCTGTATTTAAACTGGAACAGCGGCAGCACTGTTCCCCCCGCGCACCCCGCCACGTTCGATTCTTGCTACCTGAACAGCACCACGACAGCCAACAGTATGATTGGCTCTACCTTTGGCAGCCTTGGCATGCCGTTTCAAAATTGCATTTTGGTTGGCGGTCTTAACTACACACAGCAAAACCTAATTCACCCAAACAATTCTTCCCTCTACGCTTTGAATTGTGTTTTCTATAACCTCAGTTCAAACTCATTCTCAGGCGCACTTGGTTACAACGGTTTATCTGAACTTGTTTTAACAAATTGTCGTATCAATAGTTATTGGAATTGCCTAACAATTGCGAACGCAAATTCACACATATACACAGGCTGTAGATTTCGCTCCAAAACCACAGAGTTAATCTCAGCGACTCTGTGCAATGTGCAAACAATTGATTGTGACTTTGGAACGCCAAGTAGTTTTAAATACTTAAAGTCCTACGGTAATAGCGGCGGCATATTTTCAATGCAGAACCCGACCGTCGATAATGTGGATAAAACAAATCCAAACGCAACCTACGGGGCGATGAAAATTCCTGTCTACAGCATCAACGGGGCATTTACCGCAAACCGCTTTTATACCTATAACACATTTGCGCTAAACCAAAGCGCGGTAGTAAATCGCGCCACGAATAACATCGCCCTGAAACTCAACAACTCGCAGACCTCTGGTCAATACGCATTTACGTTTCAGGGTGTCGCTGGCGTGTCACAGCGCATCGTGGGCTACCTTCGGCATGACACCACCTACGGCACATCAAACCCGCCTTCGATTTCCTTCTCTGGCGCTGGCGTGTCTGGCTCGTTCACATCAAGTTCGACGGTCAACATCTGGGAAAAGTTCGACATCACTGTCACCCCCACATCGACGGGGACCGTGACGGCAACTGTCAACTTTGCTGGTGCGGCGAATGGCACGGCGTATCTGGATGGCGTTTTTCAGTTCCCATTCATCACGGAAAGCTGGATTTACGGCTTTCAAAAGCTGGCTCAGGTCAACTCGGTGGTCGATCCAAACATCACGTTGTCAGAAACCGCAGTTGCGGCCCTCACGTCCATTGGCACCTATGACGCGGCCTATGACGCGGCCACATATTCGGCAATCGTCGCCGGACCCATGGCGGGCGCATACACCCCAATCGCCACGGCATCGGGCACGGTGCTGGACTTTGGCGCAAACACGGCGGCGATCAACGCCGCGGCGGCATCTGCATTCAGCTACACGGGCGGCGTGGCCACCCTCAAGGCCTCGGCGCTGACTACCGGAGTCAAGTTCAAGACGATTAAGGCGGCCACAATCACGCTGGCCAATGCGGTCGGCGCAGGCACACTGGTGGGC